TCGGCGATTCTACCAGCATGGGCGCTGGTGCTGGCACGTCTGGGACATCGAACCTCAACGGGGCTGCGCAGAAGTCGTGGCCGCAGGGTATGCAGCGGTTCAATGCGGCGCCCGGCTATCTCTCATCCAATTCCTGGTGGGGCACGCAGGGTTATGACAGCGCGGCTGGCATCACGCTCACGGGGTATGATACCAGGCTGGCGCAGGGTGCGAACTGGAATCCGAACCTGACATCATTGGGCGGCAAGGTCATTCGTTACGCGCCGGGAGCGGTGAATAATTTCTCGTTCACTCCGACATATGTTTTCGACACGTTCGAGGTCTATTTCCTCAAGAACAACGGCAACGGAACCTGCACTGCGAATGTTGACGGCGGGGCGTCGCTCGGGACCATCAATACCAATTCCGGCGGCGCGCTGCTGTGGGCGAAACAGACTTTTACCTGCGCCAAGGGCATCCATCAGATCAACTTGGTCCCCAACAACGATGCCCAGATGTTCTTCGCTGGCATTGTCCCATACGACAGCACGATCCCTGGGATCGATATCATTCAATGTGCAGTCTACGGCGCTACTGCCGCGATATTCACGCCGAACGTCAACGTCTATGACGCAATTCCGACTCTGAAATTCATTGCGCCTGACGCAACTTTCGGCGACCTGACGATCAACGATAGCAACAATGGCACAGCGCTGGCGACCTATTCCGCCAATCTGCAAATCGCAATCACCGCCGCGAAGGTCAGTGGTGACTACGTTGCGATGGTCGGGCCTCCGAGCAATACGACGCAGGCCACGAACGGCACGTTGGACACCTATATCGCGGTTCTGAATGCGCTTTGCCTCAGCAACAAGTGCTCGCTGGTGAATATGAAGGCGCTTTGGGGCAGCTACGCCAATATCCAGCCGACGTTTCCATATCTCGATACGCTTCACCCGATGGCTGCTGGCTATCAGGGTCCGCCTGCGAATGGGTATCCGGACATCGGGACGGCGGTGGCTAATTTGCTGGTTCGCGCTTAGATTTTGTCAAATCGTGGTATATGCCTTGGAACCGGACGGTTGGAGATGACCAAAATGCGGAAAATTATATCATGGGTTATTGCCGCGCTCGCTTGGTGGGGAGCGGCTGGCGCGGCGCTGGCGGCGGACTGCTCTGGGACCATCACAACGGGCGGGACGGCGCAGACGATATTCACCAGCGGCAACGTGCGTGGCCTGATGCTTATGAACAACTCCGCAAATTTGATGTGTGTTTCGTTCAACGGTGCTGCTGCTACCATCGCAGGAACGAACTGCGGCTCCGGGTCGTGGACGCTGGGACCTGGAACGGCAACGGCTGCGGGGCAGTCGTTCTCAACGCCGGTCAATATCACCATCAGCACGGCCTCGATTATTTCATCCGGAACAGGGGATAGATTTAGTTGTGAGCGTCAGAATTAAAGATGTTTCCATGTAGTTCGCCTCGGCAGTAGGGCACAACAATGAAGGCTATGCGAATCATTACCGGGGCGGTCACTCTTCTATTTATCTGCTGGGCGTCGGTCGCGCAGGCGCAATTCAGCAATTCGGTTGGGTCACCCGGATTTAAGGGCCTTGGGGGTCCGGGCTTTGGGGGGGGCGGCATTGTTGCCGCATCCTGCACTCCGGGTACGCAGGTCTTTACCGCCTCCGGCACGTTTACGCCCGGCGCAGGCTGCACTACAGCTACGTTTTCAGCCATCGGCGAAGGCGGCAACGGCGGCGCTGGCGGTCTTAGCACAACCGCAGGGGGTAGCGGCGGAGCAGGAGCTTATTGCTCAGCAGCAGTATCTGTCACACCTGCTGCTGGAATTAGCATTGTAATTGGTACTGGCGGCTCTGCTACGGACACTACCGTTACAGGCAAGAACATAGTTGCCGGCGCAGGTGGTAGTGCCAGCGCCGCCACTGGCGGTACCGCTGGTTCTGTGGCTGCCTGCACAGCGGTTGGCGCAATAGCCACTGCGGGCGTTGCTGGCGGAAGTGCCGCCTCTGGTCGTGGAGCTAGGGGAGCTCCCGGTGCGTCTGGCCCTGCTGGAGTAGGAAGGGGTGGAGGAGCGCCAGCGTCTGGTAGTACTGGCGGAGGTGGTGGTGGTGGGGCAGGGACCAGTTCTTCGCTCGGAGGTTCAACTCTTGATACAACAGGCGGCAACGGTGGTAACGGCGCCAATGGCACTGGCGGCGGGATCGGAGCCACCGTCGACGGCGCGGCGGGTGGCAACGGCACTTCGCCAGGTGCTGGAGGCGGGGGCGGTTCTGCATCAGCAGCAGGCAATGGTGGGGCCGGTGGCAATGGCGCTGCCGGAACAGACTTGGCAGCTAACGCCGGCGCGGGCGGTGGTGGTGCAGGTGGCGGTTCTGACACAGCCGCCTTGAATGGCGGGGCCGGTGGTGCTGGCGGTTCCTGTGGCGGTGCTGGCGGGGGTGGCGGCCGTGGGATTATAGCGGGTGGCAATGGCGGTGCCGGCGCTTCCGGTTGTGTTCTTGTGACGTATCCTTGATGCGCGGTGCCATCGCCATCAACTTCGCGCTTTGGGCCATGATTGGCATTGGGGCTGCAAAATGGTACGGCTGGATTTAGCATCAAACGGAGCATCAAATATGAGCGGGCATTTGCTGGCGACCACGAATCCGGAGGCTGCGGCCGAAATCCAGCCCGATGCGCCGCGTCCTCGGCTACCCGGCGTCGGCCAAACCGTCGTCTACCACATGCGGCGTGGCCACGGCCGGAACGGTCGAACCTCATTCCCTGCGTTGGTGCAGGGCCACGGCGAGCGCGACACGCTGATGCTCACGGTCATCATTGACGCCGGGGACATGGTTGACGAGCAATTCGTCGAGCAGATCGGACTAGGCAAGGACGACGGGCATTGTTGGGAGTGGCCGGAGGGGGTTCGGCCTCTGGCGGAGCGGCTTGATGAGCCGGCTGGGCTGCGGTCGAAGGTTAACGAGATCGAAAGTCAGATTTCCGAATTGTACACCTGCGTCCTCGGCGACTTCGATATCCCGAAAATCTCGCTTATTTCGATCCTTCAAGACTTCGAGAATCGCCTACGGGCGATCAAGCAGGAAAACAATGATCTCCGCGTCGCAGCGGGTCCGGCACCAAAGACCAAGGCGAAATCCAAAAAGAAGTGAGATAGCCGATGGCGCGTGTCCCCGCACTCCGTGAAACGATTGATGATATTGAGTATCACGACATAACCGACCGTGGGGACAGCTATTTTACGGGCGAGAATGGCGGCAAATCCATCGACAAAGACGCAGATGATTGGAATTCCGAGAGTTCGGCGACCGACGCCGACGATATCCAGGCCCGGCCGGTTTCCCTGCTCGGCCCGCGCGACAAGTTCATGATTCTGCAGCGGTGGTGGTATTCGGACGCGGATGCGACGGCCACATGGCGCTCGCAGGCCACGGATGATCTCGGCTTCGTCGCGGGCGAGCAATTGACCGATGAGGACAAGGCCATCCTTGACGCCGCGAACCGGCCTCACGTTGTTTTCAACCGGGTTCTGACGATCATCAAGGCCATCGCGGGCATGGAGATCAACGGGCGGCATGAGATCGTGTTTCTGCCCGAGGAGAACGACGACACGATGGTTTCGGAAATCCTATCGGGTACATCGAAGTGGATGGGGCAGAAGTGCGACGGCGAGGATGAGCAGTCGGAGGCGTTCCAGAAATGCGCCATTACGGGGATTGGCGTGACGGAATCCCGCTGGACCTATGAGTACGGGGCTAAGGGGAAATACGTTGAGGAGGAATTCGACTGCCGGGAATTCTTCTGGGACCGGACGGCCAAGAAAAAGAACCTCGTTGACGCCCGGCGCATGGCGCGGGTTCGGCGGATGCCGCTTTCGGACGCCATGCAGATGTTCCCCGGCAAGTCGCGCCGCGCGCTGGATGCCTCATGGGCGGATGCTGGGATTTATTACGATAGCGGGCCTCGGTCGATCGAGGAAAAGCGCATCCGCGACGGCAAGAATTCGTATCTGGATTGGGACGATACCAACGAGGTTACGATCGTCTGTATGCAGTGGTGGGAGCGGGAGCCGTATTACATGGTTGCCGACGAGCAATCGCAGGAAATGGTCGAGATGTCACCGAAGGAATACCGACTGCTTGACCGGATGCGCCGATTGTCTGGCCAGCCCCGGCTCGACGGCGTGAAGATGACCAAGCGGGCCTATAAGCAGGCGTTCCTCGGGAATGAATACCTCGGCGGCGGCAATGCCCCGCTGGGCCAGCAATTTAGCTGGGGCGTCATTACCGGCGAGTGGGACGCCAAGAAGCGGATGTGGTTCGGCTTGACGCGGGTGGTGCGCGATCCGCAGATGTGGGCGAACAAGTTCATGGCGCAGGTCATGCACATCATGAACTCCACGGCCAAGGGCGGTATCTTGGCGGAGCGGGATGCCTTTGACGACGAGTTGGAAGCCGAGGAAGGCTATGCGCTCGCCGATACGATTACCTGGCTCAAGAACGGCGCTCTGAGCGGGCAGCGGCCGAAGATCATGGAGAAGCCCGGCAAGGGCGACGCGGCAGCCTATGTGGCGCTACTACAATATGCGGTAACGGCCATCCCGCAGGTTACTGGGGTCAATTTCGAGTTGCTTGGCCAGCAGGACATGCAGAACCCGGGCGTTGTGGAGGCGATGCGCAAGCAGGCCGGCATGACGGTGCTGGCGACGCTGTTCGATGCGCTGCGGCGATACCGGAAGATATTGGGCCGGATGCGGCTGAACGTGATTCAGACCCGCATGAGCGACGGGCGGATTATCCGGATTGTCGGGCCGCAGTATACCGGCGCGGTGCGGCTGGCGAAGGATGTCACGGCCGGAGAATACGATGTGACGGTTGACGACGCGCCGACCTCGCCGAACCAGAAAGAGGCGAACTGGCTGATTATTTCGTCGCTATTGCCGATGTTCAAGGATCAGCTCGTTACCCAGCCCGAGTTGCTGGCGATGATCCTCGAATACTCGCCGCTGCCGGCGCCGCTGGTCGCCGCGTTCAAGCGCATCGTGACCACGCCGCCCAACCCGGCGAAGGCTGCGGAACAGCAGAAGGCCAAGGAATTGATGGTTGCGAAGGTTCTGGCCGAGATCAGCAAGGACGACTCGATTGCGAACATGAACAACGCCAAGGCCGGGGCGCAGCAGGGCACGGCAGCCTATGATTTGGCGATTGCGCAGAATATGCAGCACGACAACGCGCTGCAGCGCGGCAAACTCCTGATCGACGCCAAGAAGGGCGATGCCGAGGTCGGCCTGATCCACGCCAAGGCGGCGCGGGAGGCGGCGGGAATTCACCACGACACGGCATCAAGCGCGGTGGATATCCTCAACGCGCGGACGAAGCACATTGAGGCGACAGACAAGATGCACACGAACCGCGTCGGGGCGCTGACCGACCACATGGCGGCGACGGGTGGCGTTCACCACGATTTGGCTGCGGCGTTCCAGAAGCGGGTTGCGGGGATGGTCGCGGCGCGGACGCCGATTGTTGACCCGAACAAACAGGCCGCGACCAAATGAATGTCATCGTTATCAACGATCCACGATATTACCGCACGATAGACGGTAAGCTATATGTGTTGAGCGAATATGCTGGACACCATATGGAAGGGTTAGCAAATGATGCCCTTACCGTGGCCGCTAAACTGGCCGAAGGTCTAATTGCACGAGGCCGCACCAGCGAAGTTCCGGACGCAATCTTGGAATTGAGAAAATCGCCGACTATCGGTGAAAAATGATCCGCTCCCACTCCGCTCTACTTCGCCATGCGCAAGACTTCTTCGCCGCCGAACTAGTCGGCCTATACCGCTGGGACCGCGTGACGATTGCCGATCCGGAGCGGATGCCCGCCATCCCGTCGAATGCCGAATATCGCGACCGTCGGCGGATGATGGAAGAACGCGAGGGGCGGGGAAAATACCTCGAACAGGTCCGGCTATTGTTCAAGCCGTGGGAAATCCTGGTTTACTCGTCGATGGAGCGGCCGCCGCTCGGCGAGGTTCTATTGCGGGACTTCGACAGCACGCAAACGCTTGTGGAGGGGCCGCTCGACCCTGCCACTTGGTCGAAAATCGGAAATCATATAAAATCTGCGTCGCATCAACGGAGAGCATCGTAATGTTTAAGCAATATCGCCGAACTCAAATAGCGGAAATGGCACGGTGGGTGCCGGGATTCGATATGGCGCGCGTGAGCGTGTCTGCGCCGGATAAAGAGGCGGGATCGCCGAAAGACGGCGACATGATCACTCGCAACCCGGCAAACCATGACGATAAATGGTTGGTCGCCGCCAAATACTTCGCGGACAATTTCGAGCCGGTGAAGGACGCATCAAATGGTTAACCCCGAGAAACTCCCCGATACCGATCAAGGCGCGTCGTCCGGTCCGGCCCCGATCGACGGCCTGACGGCTGAGGAGCAGGCGCAGCTTGACGCCATGCAGGCAGGCGAGGGTGGCACGCCGGAGGGCGGCAACGTTGACCCATCCGGTGGGCCCATTGATCCCGACCCGGATGCAGACCCGGACGATGAGCCAATTGAGGGCGAGCCTGCCGATGGCGACGCCGCGCCTGGAGAGCGCGAACCTGCCGCTGCCGACGGCACCCAGCGCAAACCCAAGACGATCAGCTATGGCCGGCACCAGAAGGAACTCGCCAAAGCCGAGAAGGCCCGTACCGATCTGCAGGCGCTACTCGACGGCGCTCGCAATGAGACCAAGAAGGAGCGAGAGGACCGCCTGCGGCTGGACGAGCGAACGAAGATGCTGCTTGAGGCCATTCAGGCCAAGCCAGCGCCAGCGGCCGCCGCTGCGGAACCTGCTGATCCGGAACCGAACGCCGATGAGGACCCGATTGGGCATACCCAATGGGAAAACCGCCAGTTCCGGAAGGAACTAGACGAGATCAAGGGCGGCCAGAAGAAGCAGCAAGAGGTTTCGGCCGCCGAAACCGAGGAGCGGCAGGTCATGCAGGACCTTGATGCCGATATCAGCCGCACGGTCGCGGCAGACCCAACCTTTACCGACGCATTCGTGCATCTGCGGGAGACCAGGTTCACCGAACTCGGGCATATCTTCGCGAATATCGATATCAACGACGTGGCCCAGTGCGCGACGTTGACGCCGAAGGAACAGGCGGAACTATCCCAAAATATCCAGCGCACGTTCATGAACGAGCAGCTTTTGGTCGCTCGGCAGGCCATCGGCGCTGGCCGGTCGCCCGCGGCCGTGATCGCCAATCTCGCCAAGGCTCGAGGGTGGAAGCCCAAGGCGGCCGCTGAGGCTGATGGCGGGGCCGCTGAGGCGGCTGCGGCTGCCCGGGGCGGGAATGGTGCGGCCAAGCCCGGCAACGGCTCTGCGGCCCCTGCGGCTGGCGGGAAACAGCCATCCGTCAAGGACCAACTGAACGCCGTGCGGGACAATCTGGAAGCCTCGCGCTCACTTTCGGACGCTGGCGGATCGCCTGGGGCCAATATGACGCCGCAGCGCATCGCGGATATGTCGCCGGAGGAATTCGAGCGGTATTACGACAGCATCCCCAAGGATCAGTTTGACCGGATGATGGGCAAGGTGCCGCAATGAGAATCTGGTTCGATACCGAATTATGTATATCTTCTGATGATCTCGCGTGCCCAAGTGATCGCGTCTTCAATCCGCACGCCAGATGGCTGCGGCTTGATCCACAATTCAAGATTTTCAGGATCGTTATTCAGTTTGCTGCCGTCTATATGGTGTACGTTTTCGCTTGGCAACAACTCTCGACCAAGTTTGATCTCGACCACATGTCGATGTTCGTCAATCCACTTGCCATCTGGTGTTCGGATCCGGCGATAACCAGAGTTGGTGATATATTCACCCTTCATGCTGCGAATACCGCGACGTTTTCCCGGGGAGCCTCGTCCGGGCGCAGCCAACGGGTCTCCGCCGTTACGGCGCGCTCGCTTGTAATGGATGAAGCATAATCCCTTAACTCTAGCGACGGATTGGCAATCTCCTATGGAGCATTTTGGTGCGTCGGAAGCCTCCCGCTCGATCGCCCATTTGTAGGAATAACAGCGCTTACAAAGCGCTAGGCGCTTATTGTGGATTGGTCTTTCGCAGTTTGGCGTTTTGCAAATCATAAAAGGAAATATATCCGATGCGCGTATTTTTCGATACTGAATTCATTGAGGACGGCAAAACCATTGACCTTTTGAGCATCGGCATGGTGCGGGAGGATGGCGCGACGTTCTATCTCGAAAACAACGAGGCCGATCTATCGCGCGGCGGTGATTGGGTTCAGCACAACGTTATCGTGCATTTGGATTGGCTGAATCACGGTGCGACGCGATCGGAAATAGCCGCAACGGTTCGACAGTTCGCTGGCGACAAGCCTGAGTTTTGGGCTTACTACGCCGATTATGATTGGGTTGTTCTCTGCCAGTTATTCGGCACGATGATGGACCTTCCGAAAGGGTGGCCGATGATCTGTTATGATCTTCGTCAATGGCTGGACATGAACGGCCATAAAGATGTGAAGCAGCCGGATGGTGATGATCACCATGCACTCAGTGACGCAAAATGGGTTGCTGCTACAGCTCAGAAGTACGAGGCAAAATGCCTTTGAAGCGACGGCCCAACTGTGGCATATGCAATACTGCAAAGATTGAACGGCGCGGTCGTTTGATATGCCAAACATGTGCCCGCCGTCATACGCGCGCTAGAAATGCGAGAATTGGTCCGCAGCCGTCTACGCCAGAAAGTCGCGCCGTAAAGACAAAATATCGGAATAAGGTCCGCCCAACCGGATTAACTAACGGAAAGGTTTCCGCTCTTAAAAAGCTCTATGGGATCAGTGAGGCGCTTTACCTGAAGATGAGGCAGAAGCACCGCGACCAATGCGGAATCTGCGGGGGTAATATCGCTCAAGACTGCGTTGTGGATCATAACCACAAGACGGGCTCTGTAAGAGGGTTGCTTTGCCGCTCGTGCAATTTCGGTATCGGGCTGTTTTGTGATGATCCCAACAAACTGCGCGAGGCCGCGGCCTATATCGAGCGGAACGGGAGACGCAAATGACATGCCGCGATGTAAAGCAATATTGCGATTTTGTCGGCAATCCAGAACTGCCCAAACAGACATCGACCGAACATCACGCGCTCGCCGATGCCAAATGGACAAAAGAGGCGTGGGAATTTCTCTCGCGCGGCGCAATTCCGAAGGCCGGATAAATGCCAACCGAATCATATTCCAATTGGCTCCCGTGGTTCGCGTGGCGGCCGGTCTATGTCGATGCCTACGCCATCACCGAACTGCGCCATGGCCGGACGCGGTACAAGGTCTGGCTCCGAACGGTCGAATATCAGTTTTTCGACTGGATCGACGGCGAGGATGATCCGGACACCCATCGGGTTATCCGCTATCGTCTCCCGCCACGGAGGATGAATTGATGGATTTTGACGCGGACTTCATCGGATATTGCATCGCGTGCGTCGGGGCGGTTGTCTTGATGCTTTGGTTGCGGCCACGGTGGGATACCGGCGGCGGTGCGCTGATGATATTCGCCCTCGGGGTTATCGGCGCTCCGATTTGGGCGGTCCTGCTGGCCTTGGTCTGCCTGTATATCCTCATCCGGGGTGCCGCCGTGATCGCGTTTTATATTTTCGTCGCGCCGATCATCTGGCTTTACCGGCATCGGACGGCGCGGCGCGCGCGGCGCAAGGCCATGACAAAAGCAGAGCGTGCAGCGGAAAAGGAAATGCGCCGAATTCGATATGCAGAAGCCGTTGCTAGGAAACAGGCATTGACGAAATAAAGTTACCCATCTATACAGCCCTGGTGCCGTTCTTTTTGAAGGGGCCGGCGGTCGGATATTTTGGTCCGGTAAATAATTCCTCCTTCCACAGCGTTAGCGGGGTCGCATAACCCGCCGCCACGACCGGGTGACTTACGGGAAACGCACCGCCCCATGGCTGTAAACCGGGGCAATCCAAAAATCTGAGCTTGGCCCGCAGCTCGCGGCCGCCCAAAATCAGGGTGCGATATGTCAACGACCAATTTCCCGCAAAATGACGCCCTTGCGGTAAAACTCTGGGCGCGGGTTCTGGAAACGGAAGCCCTCAAATACACCGCCATTCGGCCCCTCATCGGCAGCGACGAAAATTCGGTCATCCATCTGCAGAACGCCTTGAGCAAAGGCCCGGGCGACCAGATCACTTACGCCATCGTCATGCAGCTTGCGCAGGCTGGTTTCACCGAGAACCAACTGGCTGAGGGCAACGGTGAGTCGCTGACGACCTACTCGGACGCCCTCGTGATCAACGAACTGATGGGCGTGGTCGGCGTCAAGTCCCGCCGGACGATCGATCAGCAGCGCGTGCCGTGGGACCTCCGCGATGTGGCCAAGGGCCGTTTGCGCGACTGGTACGCCAAGCGGTACTCGGTCGAGTTCTTCAATCAGGTGTGCGGCTACACAGTCCAGGCCGATCCCCGCTATACTGGCCTGAATGGCGTCACGGCGCCGTCGGCAACCCGCATTATCCGCCAGTCCGGCCGCGCGTCGGATGACCTTCTGACCTCGGCGGACACGTTTACCCTTGGCCTGATCGACGCGGCGAAGGAGGCGGCCATCACGGCTTCCCCGATGCTTCGCCCGATCCAGTACAAGGGCACGTCGATGCGGGAGGGCGGGCGTTCGGACTTCAATAACGCCTTGGAGGACATGTTCTGCATGTACCTCCATCCCTACCAGGTCACGTCAATGCGCCGGAACACTTCGACCGGCCAATGGCAGGACCTGCAGAAGGCGGCCTATATGGGCCTGCGCCAGACCGGCAATCCGATCTTCTCGGGCGCGATCGGCATCTACAACGGCGTCATTCTCCGTCAGGCGTTCGATGTCACCAACGGCGTCTCGGCGGCCGGCGCCGACGTGCCGACCGTCAAGCGGGCTGTGCTGCTCGGAGCGCAGGCGGCCATGATGGGCTTTGGTCAGGACAACGGCCCGACCAAGATGACTTGGAACGAGGAGCTTTTCGACCACAAGCGCCGGTTGGAGATTTCCGCGCTCACCATCCACGGTCTCAAAAAGACCCGGTACAATGCGGTGGACTACGGAACGATCGTCGTTTCGACCTACGCCGCGGCGTCAACGTTCTAAGGGAGCAGCACAATGACCACCGGAGTCCTCGGAGTTGCTGCGCGGCAGGACCCGCGCCAAGTCGTCAACACGCTGAAAAAGACGTTCAACTTCAACGATGCTGGTATTGCGACGGGTATCGCGTTCGACAATTACCTGCCTCAGAACGCCTTTATCGAGAACGTGCTCGTCGAAATCGTCGCCGTATTCAACGCCGCGACCACCAATGTCGTCACGATCGGCACGGTCGCTGCGACATACAACAACATCGTGAACGCGGGCGATCTGAACGAAGCCGCGACGGGCGTGACGCAGGTGATCCGTTCATTCGGCCGATCGCTTACGGCGGCCGGCGACGTGCTGCCGTTCGTGATGTACACGCAGACAGGCACGGCGGCGACCACGGGACAGGGCATCTGCGTGATTTTCTATGAGGGCGGCTGGCTGTCCTAACAGTCCGAATTCTCTTATCAGGACCGCTTAAAGGAGCGTGACGATGAACTTCTGGAAAAAAATACTCTCGACGGTTTTCGCCGTTGCCCTCACGGCGGGTGCGGCGCACGCGATCTTCACATCTCCCGGAGTTATTGCTCGCGACTCCCAATGGACGATTGTTATCGTCGACACGAGCCAAAATGGCGGCGTTACGGATGTCTATTGTGAATTGCCGGCAGGCACCGATCTTGGCGACGTTGTTGAGGTTCAATATATCAATAACGGCGGAAACGCGCCCGTAACTGTAGCGCCATCTGGTGAACAATTGACCGGGATTACGCCAATTGGCGGCTGCAAGATTTATCGCAAGATAGATTCTGTTACGTGGGGACATGTCTGATCTATTTCATCAACCGCGAGGATTTCCGATGCTGAAACGCCTCCTGCCGTCCATCATTCTCGCGCTGGGCCTGATTGGCGCGGCGTATGCCGTGAACATCACGGGCACGAATTCATCCAACGAAAATTCCATCGTGAAGATGGGTTATGAGCGGCTTTCGGTAACGGATGCGATCACGGCCTTTGCCGGCGGCGGCCAGACCAGCGCGGTACAACTGGTTTCTGCCTTTAACCGGGTCACAGTTGTTGGAACGGCGGCCGATAGCGTGAAGCTTCCGCTGTGCTCTACTGGCGTCGGAACATCGTTCGGGCCTGGAACGATGGTCTGGGTGAGTAATGCCGATGCGTCTGACTCTCTGAACGTTTTCCCGGCTACTGGTGATGCCATTAACCTGCTTTCTGCCAACACCGCATTCCCGATCCCGGCGGTAAGGTCTGCCACATTCGTATGTGTGGCGGCCGGAACTTGGCAGTCGATCATTAGCAGTTGAGTTAGTTTTATTAGCGCCATGAGGAACGGCGTCTTATGGCCACCGGGAAATCCGCAACAGACATGATCGCTCGCATCGCGAGCGAGCTCGGCCAGCGTAATGACCTTGCCCCGGACGGGGCGTATCCTACGGTTATCACGAACGCCATTTCTGACGCGATCCAAATTTATGCCAAAGAACGTTTTCGCTTTAACGAACTTTCCCCTTTGACGCCGTTTGTGATCAACACGGTGCAGGGGCAATACATCTACACGGGCGCCGACGACGCGCGCATTCCCTTGCTCTACAAGATTGACTGGATCAATTACCTGCTTGGCAATACGCCTTGCCGACTAGAGCGGGTTTTTCCCGAGGACGTTTATCTGGCGACCATCCCCGGCCAGCAGGCGGGGCCGCCGACTTCGTGGGGATGGGATGGCCAGTCCATTGTGATTTATCCGGCCCCGCCGGCTGCGTCGTATACCTTGACCATTGGCGGATATCTCGCCGTCGCGGGGCCGGACCTCGCGACGCCTGCCGGGCTGGCGGATGTCACCAATCCATGGATGAACGATGCGGAGCGGCTTATCCGGTCGCGCGCCAAATACGAGATTGCGCTGAATTTCACCCGCAACGACAAAATGGTTGCGGCGATGTCTCCGGATGAGGGCAGCGGCGGGATGGCGGAACGGGCCTATAACGAAATCAAGGGCGAAGCCTCGAAAATAAGAGGGACTGGTCGCACGGTCGCCATGAAGTTTTGAGAAACATCAATATGACCAAATTTATCAGCCTTCGTCCATCCACCAGAGACCTTACCGGCCAATCATTCGGGAAGTTGAATGTGATAGGCCCGATTGAGCGTCGCCAATTCCCCTCCGGCGCGGTTCATATTTATTGGCTATGCCGATGCTCTTGCGGAAAAGAGAAGGCAATAAACGGTTACACGATCACCGCTGGGACCAGCATGTCGTGCGGGTGTGTTTTCAAGGAACTTGGCAGGGCGCGGGGACTAGCCAACCATCGCCACGGCCGTACCAAGACGACCGAGCATCGCACTTGGTCGTCAATGCGATCTCGGTGCGAAAATCCAGACCACTCCAACTATCCGAATTACGGTGGGCGCGGCATCAAGGTCTGTGATCGATGGCAGGTATTCGAGAACTTCCTCGCAGATATGGGGATGAGGCCTCCGGGACGGCGGAAATATTCTCTGGGGCGCAAGGACAATAACGGGCCATATTCCCCCGAAAACTGCCGATGGGAAACATCGCCAGAGCAGACGCAAAACCAGCGGAATAACCTCGTCATAGAATACAAGGGGCGACGGGGTGCTCTTGCATCCTTTTTTGAAGGCGGTGTAGATCACCCAGAATATTATCGGGTGCAGCAGCGAATATCTCGGTTTGGGTGGTCGCCGCATCGTGCATTTACGGAGCCGGTGAACTCGCAATACGCGAGTCGCTGATGCCAAATATTATAAATTTTGGTCCATGGCTCCCAGACCTTACCGACCTCGGCATCAATGCGTGTGCAGTCGCCAGCGGCGTGCTTCCCCGGGGAGACGGGTTTGGGCCGTTCAAATCGCTGGTGGGCTTTACGCAGGCCCTACCAGCCAATTGTCGCGGGTTCTTCTTCGCCCGGCGCGGGGATGGATCGATAGCGGTTTTTGCGAGCACGTCCACGCGGCTTTATTTACTTGATAACTCGAGCTTCGCGTGGGGAGATGTGAGTAAGGGCGGCGTTGCCTACGGCACGATCCCGTCGGACAAGAACTGGAAATTTGCGCAATTCAATGACTTCGTTCTGGCGGTGCAGGTCAACACCGTGCCGCAGAAGTTTGTCTTGTCCTCGGGCACGACGTTTGTTGACCTCGCCGGATCGCCGCCGCAAGCCGGGCAGATTGCCATCGTCAACGGGTTTGTGATGCTGACGGAGCTTCTGTCTGATTCGCGGCGTGTGGCGTGGTCGGATTTGTTCGCGCCGGAGACTTGGACGGCCGGTGTTGGGCTGGCGGATTTCCAGAGCTTTCCGGACGGCGGCGTTTGCCATGCGATATCTGGCGGCGATGCCTACGGTGTGATTTTTCAGGACGAGGCAATTCGGAGCCTCACGTATGCGCCGGGGTCAGCGGCAGTCTTTCAAATCGCCCGTATCTCGACGCAGGATACCCTCTTCGCGGAATATTCCGTGGTCAACGCCGGGACGCGGACTTTCTTTCTGTCGGCGCAGGGGTTCAAGGTCATCGTGTCCGGCGGCGAGCCGGTAGCGATCGGCAAAGAGCAGGTTGATGCGTTCTTTTTCGAGGACGTGGATCGCAATAATCTGCAACTTGTGATCGGTGTTGCGGACCCGTCCGGAACGCGGATCGGATGGGCCTATAAATCGCAGCAAGGCGCTGCGGGGCTGTTCGACAAAATCCTGTGGTTCGATTGGTCAATCAAAGACCGGCCGTGGTCACTGGTGCCGATGTCGGGGCAGTATATCGGGTATCTGGCCAAGCCTGGATTGACGCTTGAGGCGCTGGATACGATTGCGCCGGGGACGATTGCCATTACGAACGTCACGAACTCGGGCGGGTTCTGTGTGCTCACTGTGGCGAGCATCGCGCGGGTATCTGGGCCGGTGCCGCCGGACGGCGCGCCGACCGAAACACAGTTGCAGGTCAACGACCGGATTGCGGTTAGCGGCGTCACGGGCACGGGGGGGCTTCCTGCGGCGATCAACAAGGGGAATATCACGATCACGGCCATTGCCGGGGCCGGGCCGTTTACCCTGACGACGAACGTGGCGTTTACGGGTGCCTATACCAGCGGCGGCCTGATTGCCGGATCGATAGATGCTTTGCCATTCTCGCTGGATAGCATTTCGGCAGCAGCTGTTGCCGCGCTTGCAGCTGTTGGCCCGACTGCCATTCTCGGGTTTTTCACAGGGCCGAACATTGAGGCCATCGTGGAGACGCCAGAGCAGGATTTGGGGCCGTTTATCTTCCTCGACGGGATTACGCCGTACACAGATTCGCCCGACGCGATGGGGTCGATCGGGTATCGCAATCAGGCGCAGGAAGCGGTGAATTATACGCCGGAGATAGCGATCAATAGCCGTGGCGACTGCTCGGTGAATATTGAGGCGCAGTTCTTGAAGGCAAGAATTAGGGTGCCGGCAGGCTCAGTTTGGAGGTACATCAGAGGGGTGATAGCCAATGCCCAGCCAGCCGGAGACACTTGATGTCCTACAAAAATAAAGATGAGCAGAATTTCAGCTACCAGAAGCACGCTGCCAAGAGACGGGGCATTTCCTTTGAATTTACATTTGAGGATTGGGTGGCATGGTGGAAAGAAAATTTAGGTCCAAATTGGTCAAGTTTGCGAGGATGCCGCGCCGGTCAATTGGTGATGGCGCGATATGGCGATAAGGGCCCTTATGCTCGAGGCAATGTCAAATGCATAAGAATGTCAGAAAATCTGTCGGAAAGGAGATGGTCCAAGCCGCCAAGCGGCGAACATTTTAATACTGGCGCGGCCAACGGGTCGGCCAAATTGACCGCCAGTACCGTTCGAGAGGCGCGCAAACTTTACGCTCGCGGGACTTCTGACCATACCATCAGGTCGTTGGCCCAAAAATTTAGGATCAGCCCCGGTGCTATGGGGCAAGCCATTCGTGGCAACTCATGGGCCAATGTGTGATCCATGGCGATACAACTGTTACCAGCCGAATCGAACATCTGGCGAATCGTGCAGGCGATTATCCAGCTTGTGCAGGGTCGGCAGAACAGCGTCGGGGATGTGACGCTGGCAGTTGGTCCGACTTCGACGGTAGTTTCGTTCGTGAATTGCTCGATTGATTGCCGGGTATTTTTGCAGCCGCAGAACGCGGCGGCGGTCGCGGCGCAGGCGCGTGTGGCGGCGGCAGATATTCTCCAAGGGTCGTTCACGATCCGCCATAACGTCGTCGCGGCCGGGACTGTTCTATCTTTTCTCTGCATCGGAGGCTGATATGGAAGCCGCCATTACCGTCGCATGCGTCGAACCCCAGATGGCCGGTCGGCTATGGCCTCGCGTGCGGGACCTGATCGACGTCGGGTATGCGGCCGGTGGCGACTTCATGCCGGAGGATATGCTTGAGCAAGTCCGGTACGGGAAAATCCTTATCTGGATCGCGGTCGATGAGGACAGTGGGCATATTCACGCGGCGATGACAACCGAACTCGTGCCGATGCGGTGCGGGTTGGTTTGCTGGATGGGGCAATGTGGTGGTGACCGGATGCAGGACTGGTCGGGCTTCCACGTCAAGATCGAAGAATATGCGCGCGACGAGGGCTGTGCTAAGATCATTTTGCGCGGTAGGGCCGGTTGGGAACGTGTTTTGGAAGGTTACCGAGTCCGCACGGTGCAGTTGGAGAAGATTTTATGACCGATAGCACCAAAACCACCAATCAATCACAGACGAGCCAGACCGCGCCGTGGGCGCCGGCACAGGGACTGCTCGGCAATCTCATCAATTCATACGGCGACCAGAATACTGCGGTTACTGGCGGTCAGTCGGCGGCGCTTACCAATCTGTCGGGGGCGACGTCCGACCTGCCGAATTTCGGTGCCGCTGGTACGGGCGCGATTTCGAACCTGTTCAACACGAACAATTCCGGCCAAGTCGGAATGCTCAATACGGCATATGATAGCCTCAAGGGCAATCTGGGTGCGACGGCGAGCGGCGCAAATCTCAACCCGTATACGACGCCGGGATTCGGCGATGCTCTCAACACAACGATGGACGACATCACCAATCGGACGAAGGGCGTTTACGCGGCATCCGGCCGTGACCCGTCCGGCGCGGGGTCGTTTGCGCAGTCGCTCGGCCGTGGCCTGACGCAGGGTATCTCGCCGCTGATCCAGAGCCAGTACAATCAAAACTATGCGAATATGTCGAACGCGAACAACGCTCTGTTTTCGGGTGCTGGCTCAACGGCATCCGGCATCAACAATCTGAACCAGCAGCAGTTGACGAACGGGCTGACTGGCATCGGGGCGGCGAGCGCAATCCCGGGGCTCTATACATCGCCTGCGATGGCGCAACTTGGCGCGGCCAATGCGCAGTATTCGCAGCCCTACGCCAATCTGTCGGCGCTTTTGGCTCCGTCTACCAGCCTCGCTGGCCTTGGTGGGCAAACGAGTGGTCAGGGGACTGGCACCACGACATCCACGCCATCGTGGCTGGATTCGATCAAGTCCGGGTTTGGCGCAGCGGGGACAGGCGCAAATTCTCTTGCGTCGATATTTGCCTTATCGGACGTTCGCGCGAAAGAGAACATCGTTCCCGTCGGCAAACTGCATGATGGGCAGACCGTTCATATGTTCAATATGAAGGGATCGAAAACCCCGCAGATTGGCTTGCTCGCACAGGAGGTCCAGCAACACGTCCCGGACGCCGTACATACCCATCCCTCCGGCTTGAAGCTTGTCGATTACGGGCGCGCAACCCATAAGGCCCGCGCGATGGCCATGGGCGGCGGCGTCGGCGCATTGAGGGTCGCATAAATGGCCGAAAACTGGATGACAGACTTGTTGGCCAATCTGCAAGGCGGCGGCGCGCCAGCGGCGTTCGGTCCTGCCGCGTCGCCCTTTCCAGATGTGCCGCAAACTCCGACGCCTGAGCAGGAAGCGGCTGCGGCCGCAGCGGCACGTGAGGCCGCTGGCCAGACGATGATGCGGGCGAATCAGCGGCGCATCAATCCGTTCGGTGTGCCGGACATGAACAGCGCCGGCATTCAATTGGCGATGGATCAGGCCCCGGCGGGAACCGGCGTTCCCGGCCCCGCCGGCATGGCCCCGCCAGCCCAAGGCGCGAGCGCTCCGTTCGGTATTCCGCCGTCCGTGCAGTTGGCTGCGCAGCTTGCGGCACCGCCCCAGACGCCGCCAGAACCGCCCGGTGGGCCGTTGCCTCCCGGCGCGGTGCCATTGCCCCGCCCGCGTCCCGCCGACGCACCAGAGATCGGCCCTACGGACCTGAGCGCCCAATCCCGACCCAGCGCGGCTCCGATGGGAGTTCCGGCCGCGCCGCCCGTCGTTGCCCAGACTCCCGCCTCTGCCGGCACAATCGGCCCGATGCGAAAAATATCCGACCTCTTAATGGGGGTTGGCGGCGCATTGAGTGGGGATGGGGGTGCCGCGACGCGCGGTATCCTAAAACAACGGGATGACTTGGCATTGCAGACACAAAGCCAAAATTTGACGGCCAATGCGCTTTTGAAAGCTGGCGCGCCAGCCGAACTTGTGGCGGCGTCTGTCAAAAACCCGGAGCTACTCAAGGCGACGATTGGGCAGTACCTCGGCAAGGACAAATTCAAGGTCGTGAAGGTCAAGGACCTGAGCGGCGCGGAGCGCATCCAACTCTATAACGAGCAGGACGGGACCTTTAAGGACCCGCCGGCCGGCGTAAACGCGCCCGCTGGACCTCCCGAATTGACCGATGCGCAAAAGAGTCGAGTCCAAGCCATCATTGAGGGCCGGGAGCAGTATCCGTCGGCGTCGTCGCGCGCGCCGGATGCGGCGATGATCCGCGAGGCCGTGCATACGCAGGACCCGACGTTCGACGCGGTGAATTTCAAGGCTAGGCAGGAGACCCGCACCAAGTTCACCAAGGGCAAGGGCGCGGACAATCTGACGGCGTTCAATACAGCGATCGGCCATCTGGGGTCGCTTGAGGGCGCCGTCGATAAGCTGAACAACAGCGGTTTCCCGGCGTGGAACAAATACGTCGCCAATCCGATTGCGGAACAATTTGACCCGAAATATCAATCTGGCCTCAAGGAATTCCAGACGGCGCGGACGGCGGTTGCGGACGAACTCACGCGGGCGTTTCGAGGGTCGGGCGGCAACGTCCACGATATCATCCAGTGGGAGAACGCGATCAACGCGGCGGATTCGCCGGCCGCGCTAAAATCGGCCATCCGGTCGGCGGCAGAACTGCTCAATAGCCGTATTTCAGCGGTGGGAGACGAGTATAATCGCGGCATGGGCACGACGAAGGACCCTCTCGAATTGCTCAATCCGAAGGCGGCATCGGCATTCAAGCGCATCCTTGAGGGCTCGCGGTCCGGACCTGCGGCTCCCGTCACCAAAGGGTCGGTCAATATCGGCGGCGCGGCCATTCCGTGGAGCATCAACTGATGCCGACGCTTACCATCGGCGATAAATCGGTCACGGTCGGCGATGAGTTCCTGAAACTCTCGCCGGAGGACCAGAACGCGACGGTTGCGCAGATTGCGACATCGATTGGCGCTGGCGCGAAGGCCGATGAGCCCGTGACGGCTAATAAAGTTGCGCGTTCGGCGGCGACGGGTGTCCCGATTGTCGGCGCGGTGCTGAACCAACTCGATGCCGCGACCAACGCGGCGCTGGCGCCGGTTCTCAATCCGCTATTTGCCGAAAAGGACCAATTGAAGGGCGCGACATTCGCCGAACGGCGGGCCGAGTCGCTGCGCCAGCAGAACGCGATGGATGAGAAGTTCGCTGCGGCGCATCCGGTGGTGGATACGGCCGCCAAGATCACGGGCGGCGTCGCCGGGACCATTCCGGCCATGATGGCGGCGCCGGCTGCGTTCGGTCTTACCGGAACCTTGCCGCAGATGGTTGCCCGTGGGGCGGCGTCGAACGCGGTTCTGGGCGGCGCTGATGCGCTGGTGCGCGGGGAGGACCCGACGACGGCGGCCACGGTCGGCGGGGTGGTGGGTGCTGCGGCGCCGCTGGCGGGCCGCGCGGTCGGCAAACTGGCGCAGGCATATCGGGATTTCCGTAGTCCGCCCCCAATCATTCCCTCCGTCACCGAGGAAGTCGCTGGCGTAAAAATCCCGGTACATCAGACGGATGATCCGGCCATTGAGGCAGAAAAGGAGATTATGCGTCGCGGCGCGCGCGGTACGGCGGCTGAGGATACTGCTAGGCAGGCAGACCAGCAAGCGCAGGCGGCCGTTGCCGAGGCTTCTGGCAATATCATCAAATCCCTTGACCCGACTGGCGCGTCCGCTCGCACTGCCCCGCAGGCGGCCGGGCAGGTGGTTCAATCCGAATTGGCGCAGCAAGAGGCGGCGCGAGCGGCTGCCGCTGCTGCGCAGGTCTCACAGGTCGGCGCTGAGGGCGAAAGCTTGGCGCGTGGGCTTGGGGGTGGTGCGGCTCCGGTCTCTCCGTTTGATGCTGCGGAACAGACTGGGGCCGCAATCGCCGCAAGGGCGGCAGAGGCCAAGGCGGCAACGAAAGAGGCTTACAAGGCGCGGGATGCCGTTGAGGGCGTTTGGAACCCCGAATTCGCGGGCGGGCTGGCGGCGGATGTTCGCAAGCGCATTGCGTCTGGTGACGCCAGTGAGCGCATCCATGTTGATCCAGTCAACGAATCAATTGCATCCAAGGCGCTCAAAACTATCGACAATACCGTTGGGAACGGCGGCCTATTCCGGAACGATGCCGCCCCGCGCGCGAGTGCCGAGGAATTGGCGAAGTCGGCGGCGGCCAAGGAACTCTCCGACACGATGATTGCGCAGGGCATCAACCCTGAGAAGGCTCTAAAGGCCGCTGCGGAGGCCCACGGCATTCCGATGGAAATGGTCGGGGCGGCTGAAAAGCCTCCCGCGATTGATCTGCGGGCGATAGACGATGCCCGTAAGCAACTCGGAACAATGTACCGTGACGCAAAGGAAAAAGGGATAGCGTCTGGCGATAAGTCCGATTGGCGCGCAATGGGCCGCATCCTGCATGAATTCGACAATGCGATTTCAGACGGGCTTGCGAATGGCCATTTCTCCGGCGACGCCAAATTGGCGAAAGAATTGCAGGACGCCGCGCGCGCCTCGCACGCTGAATATAAGAACATGTATTCGGCCAAGCCGGGGGATGAGATTGGCCGGGCGATCGAGAAAATCCTAGGCCGATATTCCGACACCAAGGCGACGCCGGAGCAAATCCAAGCGCTTTCATATGGGCCAAAGACCAATCCCGGCACTGGCGATTCGGTCAAGGTGGCCGGTCGGCTCAAGAAGATATTGAGCCCTGAGGAATATGGGCAGTGGAAGTCCGGGCTGTTCAAATACGTTGACGATGCAGAACTTTCGCCGGCCAAGCGTGCGGCTCGGATCGACAATTTCCTGCAAACGAGTTTGGCGAAGGGCGCTTTGACCGCCGATGATCGTTCGGCCATGGCGGTCTATGCGCGGAACCTGCGCGCGACCGAACCGGCTGGGCGTCCTGCGAATGATCTTGAGAAAGCCATCGCGCGCATTGCTGGTACGGACGGCCATCTGCCAGCGTCGCCCATCGAAGTGACAGACATGCTTTATTCCCGCACGGGCAAGGGCGACAAGGGCATTTCGCAGCGGCTGGCGGCCCATCTCAAGCAGAACCTGACGCCGGAAAGCTGGACGGCGGTTCGGCAGGGCATGTGGGAGAAGCTGACCAATGCCGGCGAGGGCAAAATCCCGTTCGAGGCGCAGGCGCTGTCACAGCGGCTGCATGAATTCCTGAACGAAAGCGGCAAGGGGCTGTCCTCGATCCTATTCACCAAGGCGGAGCGGGATGAAATGGCCAAGCTGGCTGCGGTCTATCGGCGCATGACGCCACTCAAGGGAACCACCAATCCATCGGGGAGCGCAACCATCGGCGCCAAGATCGCGCATAAGGCGATGAACAATCTCGGGGCCATGCTCGGGTTTGGAGCTCACGGCGTCACGGGGGCGATCGTCGGCCACGGAGTACAGAAGGCCGCTGGTGCGCTCAAGGATGCGCGGGCGGCAAAGGAGGCAACGCAACTATTTTTCGGTCCCCAGACCAAGCGCGCGGCTATTACGAGCCGAATTCCGGCTTTGATCGCGCCGGCTGCGGTCGCGGGGGCGCGGCGGTAGGTTCGATGTAGCAGGCAATGGTGTAAAACAAGGCAACCATGATAAGACCGGCCATCGGGCCGCCGTAGTATACCAGTTGGACGGCCAATAACTTCAAGGCGATCAGGATAAGGGCGAAAAGGACGATGAGCAAAAAACCTCTCCCGACATTTGACCGCGTTCGCGAGTTATTCAATTACGCCCCTGAGACTGGCGTTCTTTCGTGGTGCAATCCGCGTCCCGATCGGCCCCGAGAGAAGGAGAAGGCTGGGTGGAACGAAGGTCGGGGCTATATCAAAGTTTGGGTTGATGGATTTGTCTATTATGGTCACCAAATCGTCTGGCTTTGGATGACTGGGTTATGGCAGCCGATGATTGACCATGAAGATTTAGATAAATCAAATCTCAAGTGGGTCAACCTGCGGCCATCAAATAAAAGTTTGAACGCGGCTAATACCGGCATCCGATCCGACAACAGTAGCGGCTATAAAGGAATAGGATGGGATGATGACCGTCAGCGGTGGAAAGTTCAAGTTCGGAAGGGCGATGTTTTCATAATGAAAAGGACAAAAACACTCGCTGGGGCCATAGCGTTCCATCGACTTAAGACACTCGAAATGTATGGCAAATATGCGAGATTTTCATGAACGGTTTGGAGATGGTGCAGGGTTTTATTGCGAGGGGATATACCCCTGCGCAGGCCGCTGCGTTGGCCGGCCATGCCTTGCAGGAATCTGGCGGCAATGCGGCATCGGTTAATCCAAAAGAGGATGCCCACGGCCTTTTGCAATTTCGGCTAGACCGATGGGACAATCTACAGAAATTCGCTAAGGATAGCGGTCGGTCCCCGACTGATCCGGAAGCGCAAATGGACTTCATCCGTCATGAAATGACGAACGGATCGGAAGCCAAGGCCGGCGCTGGATTCCTCGCGGCCCCCGATGTTGCGAGCGCTAGTGCTGCATTGCGTCCCTATATCCGGTTCGGCGATAATTCTGCCGGCACTCGGCTCAACAACGCGACCAATCTATACAGTCAAATTGGCGGCGCGCCGGTTGGCGCTTTGGCCACGGGGGCCGCGCCCGCGCCAGTTGATCCGACCAATCCCGCCGACCCGACGCAATCTGTGGCGGCGCCCAGTGCCCCGCTATCCCTTGCGGCCAGCGCTGCGGCTCCCGTGGGTTCGCTGGCGTCATCGCTCGGGGATTTGGGCAAAAGCCTCGGCGGCGGGCAACAGCAACAGGCTGCGGCCCAGTCCGGTCCCGACTTCCTCGCGCCTCAACAGATCGCTATGCCGCAGGCGAGGACTGGCCAATCGGCTCAAATAGCCAACGCTATAGCGCGCTCATATGGATTTATTTGATGATAAATCGCAAGCCATTACCAACTCTGGAATATCTCCATAGTCTCTTTTTATATGAGCCAGAGACCGGTCTTCTGCGCTGGAAAGTATCGCGCTGTGCACAAAGGCGCATAGGCGATGCGGCTGGGTGGAACACCGATACGTGGTACGTTCAGATTAGGATTGATCGCCAAATATACACAGCCCACTCCATAATTTGGAAAATGGTCACGGGGGAGGACCCGTCAGAGTTGATAGATCATAAAAATGGGGTCAAAAACGACAACCGTTGGGATAACCTGAGGGAGGCCTCTCTTTCAGAAAATCAAGCCAATTCCGGCATCCGGCGACATAACCAATCTGGCGCCAAGGGTGTTTCAAAAAGTCGCAATTTATGGGAAGCGCGCATTTGCTTTCATGGAAAGCATGTAAGGCTCGGTAGATATGCCACGAAAGAAGAGGCTCATAGCGCCTATCGGAAGGCCGCCGCAGAAACGCATGGTGAATTTGCTCGGTTCGAATAAGGGGACGATATGAAAAAGGAAATCTTTAAGTTTCTCATTCTCTTGATGGTAGCATTGGGAGGTGGGCCTGCGGGTGCCGCACTCTGGCAGTGGTCTACTACAGCTGGCAATAACGGTGGTTCCGACCCGACGATCAATTTTGCCGAAGGTCAAGCTCCGTCATCCCTGAACGATTCGGCCAGAGCATTAATGGCCGCAATCGCCATCAATATCAAGGATACCAACGGCCAGATTATATCGGCCGGCACAACCTCGGCGCTGACCTTGACGACGAATACCGTTTTTCC